AGCAACTTCTGATTTTTTCTTGTAACATTAATACGCCATGACCAGCACTCCTTCCAGCACGTATAGCGTTGACGACTGGTTTGATCTCCAGAAGTACAAGGAAGCTGCTGGTGTGGCGTACGAATTTTCCAAGAAAAAAATGGAGAGCGCTGGTGAACAAGAACGTGAAACCATCGGCAAGGGCGCAGAAGAACAGCGCACTTCCTCTGAACAAGCCCAGCGATTCAAAGAAGGAGAAGAAGCCCGAGATTACGGCCAGGCCCAACGAGCTTATCGATATTGAGTTATTTGATTCTTGGGTCGATAATTTAGACGCTTCTACTCAAGAATCATTCTGCGCTTTTGCTGCAGATAATTACTCTGTCATTGAAATCTATCTCTATTCTCGTTTCCTTGGTTACAAGGGGACTATTTCTGCGTGCGATCTTTGGGTTAAAGATCATTACAAAAAACCTGATCACCGCAAGAAGCTCCTGTATGAGATCGATGAAATGCAGGAGGACGTGCGTAAATTGCGAGAAGACGTAGAAAATGGTGTTGTCAAAAGAGACGCTGGCGTTGCTCGGATTGCTTCAATGCAAAAAGAAATTCGCGGCCACATTGATCAAGTAGAAAAATTTACGAATACCAAAGATCGCAAAGGATTGCTCATGGCCGGCGCCGATAGGGCAATTCGTGAACTCATGTTCATTTTCAAAGACGATCCAATTGAAATCCCCCTGGAAGAAGCAACAATGAGTGTGTGGGCGCGTATGCAACTAGAAGAATAATCCTTGCTATAATCTATTGATAGTTAATACAACGGCAATGGGAGCAGGGAAGAAGATACCAGGCCAACAAATGGCTGGTAAATATTCGGGCGAAATGAATGCCGCGAAAATGAATGCCGCGAATGCCGCGAAAAGGAATGCCGCGAAGTCGCAAGGTCTTCCCGCAAAAGGTCCGTAGCCTCAACCCACTGCTCTCGACAAACTTGCATCGTAATGGCAAAAAACAAAATGCCGCTCGAGCTTCTGGAGCACTTCAAAAAGAAAGAAGCCAAAAATGAGGACGGAACCGAGATGTCCGACAAAGAGAAGCGTAAGGCTGCTCTTGATAAAGCACGTAAATATCAAGAACAAAAGAAGAAAAAATAAAGTAGTATTCAGATAGAAGACTATTTTATTTCGTGCCAAGTTATACGCATCTTGCATACAGGCGCAACGCTCGCGCTGCTGCACGGCAACAGCAGATCCGTGTTCCGCGTAATGCAGACTCCTTGGCATTGGCCCGAGAAGACTTTGGTTTTTTCTGTGAGTACGTAGCGGATAAGCCTCCGGCTAAACATCACCTTAATTGGCACCGTCACTTTGTGACGCACGAAGATAGCAGCTGTCTAATTAAGATTGCTGGCCCCAACGTTGATTTGCTTGCTCCCAGGGGATCAGCCAAGTCAACCGTCCTCGGTTTGCTTACTGCCTGGGCCATCGGAATTCATACGCAAGCCAAACTCCCATTACAAATTCTTTATCTTTCTTACACGGTTGATATTGCGCGTTCTAAATCGGCTACGATCAAACGGATCATTGAAAGCAAGCGATACCAAGAAGTTTTTCCAAGTGTTCGGTTGATGAAGAATGTGACCAGTAATGAATACTGGTCTATTGATCATCGCTTTGCTGGCATTGATACCACCGGCGACGAACAATTTACCCTTTGTGCTGCGGGTCTCAAGGGTTCGGTGACCTCCAAGCGTTCACACTTGGTGATGATTGACGACGCCATTAAGTCTGCCGCTGATATTGCCAATCCTGACATTCGCAAACAAATGCAGGAAAACTGGAACGCAGTTATTGCACCAACGATGTTTGAAGGTGCGCGAGCGATTTGCCTCGGTACTCGTTTCAGGCATGATGACATTCATTCGACCACATTCAACGAACAAAATAATTGGAACCAGATTGTTCTTTCTGCAATTCAGACAAATCCCAAAACTGGTGATGAAGAGTCCTATTGGCCAGAGATGTGGTCATTGGATTATTTAAAAGAAAAGAAAAGGCAAGCCCCAATTGCTTTCTCGTTTCAGTACATGAATCAAATCGTCAGACAAAACGAACTGTCCCTGGCGCCGGAACTGATTGTTAAAGCAGAAATTGCAACCGAATTTGATACGCTGGGCATTGGGGTTGACTTGTCAGCCGGTACAAAAGAAAAAAATGATTACACGGTAATGATTCTTGGTGGGCGTATTGGTGATCGGATTCATATTATTGATTACCGTAGGCTTCGCGTCATGGGTAACCTTGAAAAACTTGACGCAATGAAAGAGCTGTTAAATGATTGGTCAATTATCGGTAGAGATGATAACGGCAATTATTTCCCAACCTATTCAACGTGTGATATTTGGAGCGAGGCTGTTCAGTATCAGGCATCTCTTGAGGCGGACTTTAAACGCATCTGCTTAAATAACGAGGGTCTTTACAACTTGATTTGGCATCCGGTCAAAGGTTTCCGTGCTGACAAACTCGCACGCTTCCGTGGCATTATGGGTATGTTTGAAGATCGAAAAATTATCTTCAATCGTTTCCGCAACTTCACCAATCTTTTTGAAGAGCTTACAAATTTTGGTGTCAGTGGGCACGACGATTGTGTTGACGCTCTCGTCTGGCTTGTTACTGGTTTAGCAAGAAAAGGACAACTTCAGATCGATTACTGAATTTAGAATTAGAAAAAAGAGTTTTTGTTGTGGGACCAGAGTATGTTGCCATTGGGATTACGGCAATTGTATCTGCCATTACAGGTGGATCTTGGGTTGCTAATAAACTATTAGACAGACAAAGGGAGCGAATACAGCAAGCCCTTGACTACACGAATTCTCAAAAACGCAGAATTGATGTTTTGGAAGATCAGATTAATCGTATGCCTTTGGACTACGTATTAAAAGTTGATTTTCTTCGCGAGATTCAAGAAATGCATAACAATTTTCGGCAGATAAACGATAAGCTTGATAAGCTTATGGAAAAGCTTTTGACCAAATGAGCTACATTCTTGAAGTCGAAGAAGACGAAAACGGCGAACCTTTCATTACGCTTCCTGACGAAGTACTCGAAGAACTGGGTTGGCAAGAAGGCGATGTACTTGATTGGGATGTTCGTTCCAACGGTATTATTCTTACCAAGGTGAATGATCCGGCTGGTTACGAAGTTATAGATGAGTAGAATAAATAAAAAGAAATAGTGCGATGTTTTACGGCGGAATGGTAAACGTCCCTGGCGCACCGGGGAATTTAGTTGCTGGTGGCCCCAGCTTTGATATCAATCGCAGCGCAGGTCTCCTGGGAGGACGCTTCAATGAAGAGCTGATGAAGCGCGGAATTATGCCTGGCGCTGGTCCGCAATTACCAATGGCCTTTGGTAGCAGCAATCTTCCAGCAGCTGTTGGAAATATGGCGGGTTTAGCCAACGCGACTTTCTTTGAGGGTCCACAGCTTGGGCAGGCAACTCCTCAAGGCGTTCCTTCTCAACCCTACGGCGGCTCTCCCAATCGTCAGTTGACGGAAGAAGAAAAAGCAAAGTTGCTCCAGCAAGGCACTCCGCCTCCTCCGAACTTTCGCGAGCAGTTCTTTCCTAAGGCTGAGTTAGTTCCTGGTTTCCAGGGTAAATACGTTTCGTAATGGCACAAGACGATAGCAAATATTCCAAACCTGAGCTTCGTGAGCGGATTAAAGACCGCATCATGGCTGGTGATAAAGGCGGAAAGCCTGGTCAATGGTCTGCACGCAAAGCTCAGCTCCTTGCCCAGGAGTATGAAAAGGCTGGTGGCGGGTACAAAGGCGGCAAAGGGGAAAAACAAAAATCTCTGGAGAAGTGGGGGAAAGAAAAGTGGATGACGAAAGAAGAATACGAGAAAAGGAGTAAAGCTAAGAAGGCAGCCAAGAAGTATAAGGAGTCAAAATAATGGCTGTTGACAAAGCGATTCAAGACGGTTATACAAAACGCTATTTACCGGAAAAAGCTTGGGCTTCTCTTTCCTCAGAAGAACGGGAAGAAACAGATCGCAAAAAGCGCGAGGGCAGCAAAGAAGGAAAACAGTTTATTCCGAATACCGAAACAGCTAAAAAAGCTGGAAAAGCTGCAAGAGCCGCTAAAACCTATAAGACTGCTAAGATCAATAAAGATAAAGGGGAAAATAGTTAATGGCTGCAGGAGACGCCAAGGCTCGGCTTAAAGAAATCATTGACTCCTATCTTGAAAAAGATGGTGGAGCAATGATCGATACAGGCGTCGTTGCCGCCCACCTTGCTCAAATGCGAATGTTTGGCATTCGCCAAGGTGTTGAGTTTTTTCCAGCGCAAGATAACTTTGGCAATCAACGCAAAGATTTTGTTGATCGCGTTATTAAATACAACTCCTTAGATGTACGCCTGGATTCAATCTGGGATTACTTCTTGTGCGATGGCCAAGGTCTTTTTTACATTCGCCCCACTAAATCAAATTACCGTCTTTATTATTTCCGTAAACACGAATACAGAAGTTATTACAACATTGACGGCGAGCTTGATGAGGTGGTAATCATCTACAGCTATAAAGTTCGCAACGGCTTTGGTTACCAGCAAGACATCGAGATGAGCAATGTCTCTGGTCCGGTGGGGATGGGACAAGGTGGTGCCAAACGCTATATCAGGCTTTCGATTAAACGCAAGACTATTGAAGAAACTCACTCAGAAGGTGAGATTTCTTTTGAAACAAACTATCAGTCTGTTCCAGGGAAAACTAAAACGTTTAAAAATACCCTGGGTTTTATTCCTTGCGTTGAAATTTTTAACAACGTTCGTGGTTTTTCCACGGAAGGAAGCGGTGAATTTGACGCGTTAGCAAACCATATTTGCACGCATGACGACATGGTTCGCACCATGCGCAAGAACATTCAGTTCTTTGGTAATCCGACTCTTCTCTCGTCTCGTCCCAAGACTGATCTAATGGAGTCGGGGGGAGAAACCGTTGTTCAACGTCCATCTATTGCGGCAAACTCTGGCTTTACTGGTGCAGGCGCTTTAAGTCAATCACGCTTCAAAGCGGATCCTATTTATCGCGGCACTGACGGTCAGTTGCGTGTTCCACGGGTGATCGCAAACCTGGAACCGAACGATCGCGTTGGATACATTGTTCCGGATGCAATTACTGGCGATCAAAACAGTTTTGCTCGTCAGTATCGAGAAGAAATACGTACCGCCTTAGGCGGTGTTGACGAACTTTCTATCTCTGCAGGTGTTACGGCAACTGAATATAAATCTTTGTTTGGTCGCGTTTCCGCCACAGCAAAGAAAAAAGCAACTGCTATTTATACGTATGGTATTTGCCGTTGCCTGGAACTGATTATTTATCAAGAAGAAAAGTTGTTCCGTGAAACGTTAGCAGCTGCGGCGGGCCTCGAAAAACCTCTTGATCTTCCGGAAACCGCTACAGAAGAAGATGTTGCGGCTTACGACCAAGCCATGAACCTTTTTAACGAGCAAGTTAAAGGTTTGATGATGGCTTCACTGCAAACACAACAGATCCCCCCTGGAGTTACTGGCCTTATTCCTGATGGAGACTTAACTGTTCAGTGGCGCTGGCTTGGGCCTGTTTACGAAGATTCCACGCAAGATATCTTAAATAACTCCATTGTTGTTAGAAATCTGCAAGAATTAGGTGTTGATAGCATTGAAGCACTGAAATACCTCTTCCCGTCAAAAACGGATGAGGAGCGGGCCTCGATGCTATCGGGGTTCCCGTTCAGGATGGTGAATGAATTGCAGGGTGCATACTCTCAGTTCGCTCGCCTGGTGGGGGGAATGATGCAGACCCCTCACCCGCAATCACCGGATTTACCGATGGCTGCGGATCCGCGATTGGATTTGACCCCATATCTGTATC